CTGGCGGTACTCTCTCCGGTCCATCGCTGCGGGAAAACCCGAACGCTGGATGTGCTGGATGCGTTGGTCCGCCGACCACAGAATACGCTGGACATGACCGCACCAGCGATCTACCGGGCGTCCCATCAGAGCCAGCCGACGTTCTTGATCGACGAAGCCGACACCATCTTCTCGGGCGGGAAGAACGAGCGCGCCGAGGAGCTGAGGGCCATCCTGAACGCCAGCACGACGCGCAACAACGCCAAGGTCATCCGCTGCGTGGGTGAGGACCATCAGCTCCGCGCGTTTCGGACGTGGTGTGCCAAGGCGATCGGCATGATCGGCCGGCTTCCGGATACCCTAGCCGACCGCAGTATCACCGTGCGCCTCCGGCGCCGCGCGCCAGCCGAGGTCATCGAGCGGCTCCGGCGCGCCAAGATCCATGGCGAGCTTGAGCCGATCCGTCAGTGCGCCATGCGCTGGGTCCAGGACCACTGGCAGGACCTGGAGGCTCAGCGGGACGGGGACCCGCCACTGCCGGAGGCGCTGAACGACCGCGCTCAGGACAACTGGCGGCCGCTGATCGCCATCGCCGATGTGGCGGGTGGGCACTGGCCGGAGACAGCCCGGCGAGTGGCCATCCAGCTGAGCGGGGGCGAGGCCGATGAGGAGGTGTTGCCCATCGAGCTGCTGCGGGACCTCCGGGAGATCTTTGCTGCCGAGGCGTATGAGCAGTTGCCCAGCGTCACGCTGGTCCAACGGCTGGTGGAGCTGGAGGATCGGCCCTGGGCGACCCTGCACCGGGGCAGGCCCATGACCGCCCGGGACCTGGCTAGGTTGCTGGCCACCTTCGAGGTCCGGCCCCGGACACTGCGCTTTGCTGACAAGCTGGCGAAGGGGTACTCAGCGGCCGATCTTCAGGATGCCTGGAGCCGGTACCTTGCCAGCGGTCAGTGCCAGAATGGCACAGGAGAGGGGTCGAAAAGTGTCAAAATCGTACAGGGAGGGGGTGTAGAGGAGTGTGTTACGGATCTACAGGTCCCAAGATCCGTAACACCGTTACAAGTCAATGAAATCAGTGAGATGCGCGCAGGCAGCGGGGACGGCGTTACGGATGTCGCGTGGGCCAAAAACGTCAATGAAATCGCTGATGTTACGGATGTTACGGATCAGATGACGGGTAGATCCGTAACATCTTCGCCAGAGGCTACTGCTGGCCTTCGGGAGGAGGCTGGTGTGCCAGAATGGCACGAGGGGTCGGGGACCACGCGATGCCAGATCTGCGGTATCGAGACCCAGGGGGCTGGCTGGTGTGAGACCTGCCTGGAAGGGGGCCAAGGATGAAGACCTACACAGATGACGAGACCATTGGTGAGGTCGTCCGTCGCCTATCCGGGAAGCGGCTGAGACAGCAGGCGACGGACCGTCTCCGATGGTGGCTCGACCAAGGGTGGCGGGAGCTGACGCACATGTGTCTGGTGGGACTTCTTGAGGGTCAATGTCTCGGCACGGTGGGCGATGAGGAGTTCGAGTGGCGGCTCTTCACCAAGGGGCTGCATCCGGGTGTGAGATATGGCCGGTCGGTCAGCCGTTGGCTGGACCATCATCGCTGGTGGTACCGCCGGAGGCCGACCGAGCAGTTCGTGCTCACGTCCGAGCCGTACGAGTGGGGCGAGGAACCGGACGATCCCCGCCCGGTCGATATGGAACTGTGGTGTACCTCTGTCTCGAGCCGCCAACGTCGCATCACCTGGGCGGTCCTTCCGGATCGCTCGTGGCACTATCCCGGGTACACCACATTAGTGGTCATCGGTGAGAGACGGACGTTAGCCGACATCCTGAAGGCAGCTCGATGCGAGTCCCACGCTTCCTCGTCGTTACTGACCCCGGTGACTGGGACGAGCTGACCCTCCTGACGGCCACGATCTTCCTGGAGGCCGAGGGGGAGCCGGAGGAGGGGCAGCTCGCCGTCGGCTGGGTCGTGATGAACCGTCTCCGGCTCTGGCGGCTCACAGACGTCCACACCGTCATCCTCGGGCCTGACCGACGGGCGTGGGGAGATCAGCGGCCGTTCGAGGTCTTCAGTTGCTGGAACGACGACTACCGCCAGCGGGCCGAGGCTAGGCTAGCGGCGGCGCAGGACGCCTCCTTGGAGCCTGCGTGGCGTGCAGCGGCGAGTGCGTTCTGGGCTCTGCGGGCGGACCCGGCGGGGGGGGCCACGTTCTATCTCAACCGGCCCCTGACCCTGAGGATCAGGGGCGGGTCACTCCCCTCCTGGTATGACCCGGCCAAGGTGACGGTCGTGATCGGCCGGCACGAGTTCCTGCGGGGCTGAGGGTGTATCTTCTCTCACTCTGCTCTGGAATCGGAGGTCTGGACCTCGGGATCAAGCGCGCAATCCCGTCAGCAAGGACGGTGTGTTATGTCGAGATCGACTCGTTCTGTCAACGTATCCTCCTCGCAAGGATGGAGGATGGAGTCCTTGATCGGGCTCCCATCTGGGGAGACCTCCGGACCTTCGACGCCAGACAGTGGTGTGGCGTCGTGGATTGCGTGGCTGCGGGCTTCCCGTGCCAGCCATTCTCAATCGCTGGGAAACGCAGGGGACCGGCCGACCCGAGAAACCTCTGGCCCGATGTCAGGCGAGTCATTGATGAATCCAGACCCTCAATTGTCATTCTGGAGAATGTGCCCGGGGCGCTGCCATATTTCTTCCATGTCGTCCTGCCCGAGCTACAAGCGCTGGGCTACTGGACTCAGGCGGGACTGTTTATGGCGGCTGAAGTCGGCGCGCCGCACCGCCGGCAGCGCCTCTTCGTCGTGGCCGACGCCGATTGCCGACGACGCAAGCGGATCGGGCTACTGCTACAGTCAAGGGAACCACGACCGACCCGTGCTCAAGCTGACGGGTGTGGCCAAGAAGTGGGCGACCCCGACCGCCCGAGACTGGAAGGACGGATCAGGCCCGAGCCGGAAGGCGCCGACGAACTCCCTGCTTGGCCGCCAGGCCCCGAGGAGCGGGATCGTTGGGCCACTATCCTCGCCCGGTGGCCCCATCTCGCCCCGGCCACGCTTGAACCCTCGGTTCGTCGAGTGGTTGATGGGGCTGCCCGTCGGGTGGACCGACTTCGCGCCCTTGGGAACGCAGTCGCCCCGGCCCAAGCAGCTCTAGCGATTCAAGAGCTCCTATCAGCAGCCCTAATCAGTCCGTGGCTCCCGTTCCCAGTAGTGCCCGGCGAGCCCGACGGGCTCCAGAAAGAACTCGTACACGAGGAACTCGGCTAGGGGGCCGACCAGGAACGCGAACCAGATCGGCCAGCCCATGAGCGCCACCCCCGCGCCGATCCCCACGCCGATCCACGACTCCACTATCCGCATGATGACCTGAAGGACTCGGCGTGGCGTCCAGTCCTCCAGGCGTCCGAGCACGGGAAACACGGTCACGGGATCACCGCGTAGATGACCTGAACCCCGACGCCGCCGGGGACGGCTGCACTTAGATTGACGTTGAGGGCCTGCCCGGTGGCAGTCACCGCAATGGGCTTGTCGCTGGCCGGGAATGAATACCCGCCGTTCGCGGCAAAAGACCAGGTTGCCGTAATGGGCGTCGTCTCGGAGCGGAAGTGAAGCTTGACGGCTGCGTCGGCGACGATGATGGCCCCGAGCAGGGCAATGCGAAGGCCCGGCTGAGCTGCGACGACCTGCGTATCCCCTGCCGCCGTGGCATTCACGAAAGTGGACTGGGACAGGGCGTTGGCATCGAGAACGCTCTGGCGGACGACGACTGGCATCGGTTATCTCCTTCTCTCGCTCGTGAACTCCCGTGGCATCCAGCGAGCGGCACGGCGCTGGAGCCATCGGCAACCCAGCCAGGCCCCGATCATGGCGCCGAGGCAACCCGCAGCAGCGAGGATCGCGATGGCCGTCCAGATGCTCATGCACACCACACGGGGCTCGGACCGGCGCCCTTTGATCTCAGACCGAGCCGGGCGGCCACCTTGGCCGGGTGCCGCCACGGGAGACCGTGGCACCGCTGACCGGGTCCGCACGGCTCCGACCACCAGCGCGTGAAGATCGCCCGCTGATCGGGTGTGGACACTCGCCGCCAGTGCCTCACGAACGGGACCTGCGCGAGCCACCGGTGCGTCGGGCACGTCTGAATTTGGCGCGGGCGGTCCGCCAGTAGGCGGCTCCGGCGACCGCCCGGGGGTCCCTGGCCCCCCGGGCCCGAGCCTGCCGTTCGATCCGCTGGAAGGTCTCCGGGCGCATGATCCGCCCCCGCCCCGTTCGTTCCCGCCACGTGAGTAAGGCCGTTGGCATTCGTCTTGAACGCGGCATGATCCCTCCACCTCACCCCGGCCACGAACGGAGCCCACCGGAGCGGCCCCTGGGCGCTGAGCTGCCGAAGCGCCCGCTCGAGACCTCCCGGAGTCACCCGCGGGAGGCCCTCCGTCAGCGCAGCCACGAGGACAAACCGCGGGGCTAACTGGTACCGGCGGCAGAGTTCCATGAGTGCGGCAGTCAGCTCTGGTGGCATCCACCGGTTCCGAGCGGCCCACCAGCGCCCCTTGATCAGGCCCCATGGCGCCTCCCACACTGGCACCCGCGCCGCCATCCGGCTATCATAGTGCCATAGTGGCACGCGGACCGGCTACCGGTAAACCGGCGAAGCTCTTGGCGTCTCCGGAGCTTCCCCAGCCCGAACAGGTGGAGCGCTGGGTCGCCGAAGTTCCGGTTCCAACTCGGGATCTGGGCTTCGTGCCGGTTCAACTCTGGTCCACGCAGCGGTACCTCTTGAGGACCGTGCTGGATGGCATCCGAGACGGCTACCGGCAGTTCTACATCCTCAAGAGCCGCCAGGTCGGGGCCAGCTCGCTCTGTCTGCTCCTGACGCTCTACTGGATGGACCGATGGGCGGGAATCCAGGGCGCGATGATTGCGGATTCGCCCGAGAACCGAGAGTTTTTCCGCAGCCAGCTCATCCAGATGTCAGAGGCGTGCGCGCATCAGCTCGGTCGCGAGACCCTGTGTCTCTGCGTCACTGGTGAGGAGGCGACCCGGCCGACCCGGAATGCCGTTCAGCTCGTCTGGCGCAACCAGTCGCGCTTGCTCTTTCAGGTGGCTGGCCTCCGGACCTCGTCCCGGCTCGGCGTCGGCCGAGGAGTCGCCTTCGTCCACGCCACGGAGGTCGCGCGCTGGCCCAAAGAGGAGGCGATGACCTACCTCCGGGCCAGCTTCTCGGAGCGGCACCCGGGCGCGCTGTTCATCTTCGAGACCACGCCTCGTGGCCGGAACTGGTGGTATGACACCTGGATGCACGCCGACGGGGCGACGACGCGCCAGGTGTTCCTCGGCTGGTGGCTCCGCGAGGACTACGTGGTCACCCCGGAAGACCGGCGCTGGGAACGGTACTGGACGGGCAAGCGCACACGTCGGGAGCAGTACTGGGCGCGGGAGGTCGAACGCCGGTGGGGCCATCGCCTGACCGATGAACAGCTCGTGTGGCGGCGGTGGTTCGTGGCGGAGAAGGCGAGCGGGAACGAGCTGCTTGCCGACCAGGAGATGGCGACGCTTCCCGAAGAGGGCTTCGAGGCGACCTCAAGCCCGTTTCTCCCCGCCCCAGAGCTGGCCCGCCTCGACAAGGCAGCACGAGACGGTCACTCGCCGTCCCGCTTCCGCGTCGAAGTGGGCGTCACATTCGAGTCCACTCGAATTGTCCGCACGGTCCCCGATCGCGCCACGCTCGAGGTGTGGGAGGGGCCCAAGCAAGGCACGGTGTACATCCTCGCCGCCGTACCGCCGTATGCGGCCCCGATCCTCGATGAAGAGGACCCCGAAGGGGTGGTGAGCGTCTGGGCCGCCACTGACGAGCGGCTGACCCAGGTCGCGGAGTACGGGGACCACCAGGTCGGTCTCCAACCCTACGCGTGGATTATCGCCCATCTGGCGTGGACCTATGCGGGGCTCTACCAAGGCTTTGTCCTTGAGCTGACGGGCTTGGGCAGTGGTGTGCTTCAGGAACTCCGGCGGTTCCGGGACTACGGGTGGGGCACGACGACGACCGAGGCGATGCAGACCCTCGCCCAGCTCGGTGAATACCTCTGGCGCCGGCCAGATGCGCTCGGCGCCTCAGCGGCGTGGCACTGGAAGATGACTCCGGAGTTCCGCGGCTGGCTCCTTGCCCGCCTCAAGGATCAGCTCCTCAATGGCCGGTGTCTCGTGAGGAGTACTGAGCTGTTGGAGCAGATCGCTCGGCTGCGCCAGGAGGGCTCGCGAATCGTTCCCGAAGGCCGGCAGCCGTCGGATCATCGGGTTCTGGCGGCGGCACTGGCCGTGGAGGCGTGGGCGCGACAGGTGCTCCCCATGCTGCGAGCACAGGGCACGCGGAGCCAGCCAAACGCCACGAATCTCGTGCGGTGGAAACTCGATCAGCTGCGGCGTCGCGGGCCGGTGGTGAGTCTCGTATGATCGTGGCCGTCGGAGCCGCCCTGATCCTGACGCTCACGCCGGGCCATGTCGCCCGGGTGATCAACGGCGACACATTCGTGCTCTACCACGTCGGCATCCCGCCCGAGGAACACGTCCAGCTCCTGGGCGTGGACTGTCCGGAGGGCACGTCGGAGGCCGCCAAGGCCGCGCGAGCCATGACGGACCGGTGGCTGCGGCTGGGAGTCTTTCAGCTCCGCACGCACGGACGCGACAAGTACGGCCGGCTGCTGGCCGATGTGTGGCGTACCCGCGCTGGCGCCGAGGACCACCTTGCCCAAGGCCTTGTCGCCCAAGGCCTGTGTCAACCACGATCGTCATGAGTGGCGGGCCTCGCGCGGACTTCGAGTGCCATGCGTGCCGGACGCTTTGGCGCGACCTGAGCGTCCGCGTTCCGGTCTGTCCGTCCTGTGGCGAGGGCGGCGAGACGTGGCGTCGGCTCTACAACACCGTCCAGGTCTCCACTCGGGGACACCGCATCGCGCGGTTCGTCGATCGGCCGCTCCAGCAGCAATACGACGCGTATACGGCGCTCCAAGATCGCCAGCGGCGGGTGGCGCAGCACGTGCAGGAAGCCGCTGATCGCGCGTGGGAGCGAGCCGACCCTGCCGAACGGCAGGCCCAGGTGCAGCTCGGGATCGACCGCCAGACGATCCTTCGGGAAGGGATCAGCGCCATCCCACTCACGGGACCGTCGCCCGTCACGGGCGCCGCGCTCCTTGCCCGCGATCCGGCGGCGCGCGCCGCCTCGGCGGCTTATACGGCGCCCGTTCTGGAGCGGGTCCGCGTCGTTCCTCAACCGGTGGTGGTGAGCCATGGCCGTTGACGCCCAGGACCGCGTCTGGGAGCAGCTGGAACTCTGCGAGACGAGCCGTGAGCGGCGTCGCAAGGATGCGATGCTCTGGCGGCGGTGGTATACGCTCGGGAGCGCCGACACACGCGCGGCGGTCAATCGGCTCCGGCCCCACCTCGACCGCCTCGCGTCGTTTCTCTACGCACCCGGGACGCTCCGCTTTTCCCTGAGCCTGCCGACGGCCGAGCGGGGGGCGTGGAGCGAGGCGGCCCTGAGCGCGGCGGACGAACTCCGTCTGCGCTGGGAGGAGTCCGGCGCCGATCTGATGACGGCGTCGGCCGTCGAGTGGTCGCTGGTCTGGGGGACGGTGGTCCTGAAGGTGCAGTGGAGCCCATGGGGGCCGCGGCTCGGCTGGATCAACCCATGGGACTTCGGCGTCAGTCAGGAAGACCTGCCGTCCCTCGGGGAGCAGGACGTCGTGACTCACTGGTATACCCTGTCGCTGCCCAAGTTCCGGTTCTGGGCCCGGCGGCACCCGAATGCCGAGCGCCTGATCGAGGCGGCCGAGCGGCACGCCATCGCCCCGACGCCGGAACGCGAGTCGAGCGGCATCCTGCCGACCGGTGTCACGGGGACGTTCCCGAACCAGTCCTTCTCGGGCGTGCTCACCGGCGAGCTGCTGGAACCGGGAGAGGGCCAAGCCGACGTGCGGGAACCGGTTGTCCAGCTCGCCGATGTCTGGGAACGGGCGCTCTGGCGACGACCCGCCGCCCATCGCAAGGACCGCCCGGCCGAGTTCGAAGACTGGCGCGTGACGACCGTGATGGTGGATGCCCGCCTGGTCGTCGATCGCCGTCGCAACCCGGAACTGCCATGGACCCCGCTCGGCCCGGACCGCGAGTTTGCGGCCATGCTGCCCTTCGTGGCGGTCGTGCCTCGGCCCCGCCCGGACTATCTCTGGGGCCGGAGCGAACTGGACGACCTGATCACCCTGCAACGGTGGATCGACCGCCAGGTGCTGCGGATGCGCTACATCGCGCGCCTGCAGGCGAACCCTCCAAAATTCATCTCCGGCCAGGTCATCGGCCCGTTGGAGGAGGTGGCGCGCCGGCTGCGGAGCCCTGGTGGGATTGCCGCGGCCATGGAGCCCAATGCTGCCCTGCAGCCGCTCGGTATTGCCCTGACCGAGGAGCAGTTCCGACTGCTGGATCTCGCCGAGCGGTACTTCGCCGAGGCTTCTGGGGTTCCCGAGCTTCTGGCCGGGGGGCCGGTCCCGGGCGGCATTCGGGCCGGGGTGCAGCTCACCCAGTTGGCCGGCATCGGAGCCACCCGAATCCGGCGGATGGCCTTGCAGGTGGAGCAGGCCGTCAGTGACTTGGCGTGGCGGGTCTGGGTGCTCCTGCAGCGGCATGACGCCACCTCGCACGTCACGCCGACGGGCCAGCGGTTCCTGCTGGCCCAGATTCCGGCCTCGGGCGTTCACGTCAGCGCCCACTCGGCCTCGCCCATTTTTGCCGAGCAGCTCATGGCCAAAGCCTTGGCGCTCCACCGGGCGGGGGCGTTGAGTGGTGAGGACCTGGTGGACCTGCTGGACCCGCCGAACCGGGAGGCGCTCAAGCGCCGGGCCCGCCAGATGGCCGAGGCCAGGGCCCAGATGGCGGCCCGGTGGATGGAAATCCAGGCCCGGCGGCGGGGCCCCGGCCGGCCCCCGGAACGGATGCCATCTTGACACACATCGAGCGGCGTGCCATCGTGACACCAGAAAGGGGGTGGTGACGGTGCCGCGTCGGGTACGTCGGGCGCGCCGGAAGTACCGGTAAGCCCACTGTTTGAAGGGCCCGGCGCGCTGACCGGAGCGCTGGCGGCGCGCCTTCGCCCATTCCTAGACCGGCCACTGAGAGATGGCTGACCTGATGCCGCTTGGGCCTGCCCCGCTGACGCCGGGATCGCCTGAGGGGGTGCGCCACATGGTGCGTCTCAAGATCGCCACGGCGGTGCGGGCCTTGACGGATGCGTTGGGGGCGATGGGAGAGGTCAGCTCTGATGAGGGGAGGGCGGTGCTCCGGGCTCTGCAGACGCTGGCACCCGTCACCCCCGACCTCGATGAGGGGGTCTCTCAGAGCGAGATTGCTGCGCTGATCGCCAAGGCGGCGGCGCCAAGCCTGCCTGCGCCCGGGCTCCTCGGGATGCCCGGCCCGACACCTCGGCCGATCGCCAGCGCCGCCCAGTTCCCAGCTCGACCGATCGGCCCCATGTTCGGTGGGGCAGGAGGACTCTAAATGCCTCGCAAGTACGAACCTCGCATCCCACCCATCAAGGACCCTCGGACGACGAAGCGCGACCATCTCGGCATGTTCTACGGCCCGCCTCCGGCTGGCATGGACATCGGGGTGACGGGTCGTGAGGACAAGGTGATCGACGCCAAGCCCAGGCGCAACGCCATCGAGGGCGTCAAGGATGCGGGCGGCGGCCGGAAGGTGATCTGATGTCGATCGAGACGCCGACCCGGATGCCCGCTCAGAGCGCCGACGCGCCGCCGCCCGTCATGCCGGCGAACGCCCAGCAGGCCTTGGCGCAGTTGGGTTCGCTGATCGCCCAGTTGGCGGCCGATCCACACGCTCGCCCGGAGGTTCTGCGGCTGATTCGGCGCGCCGTGCCCGGCGTGCCAATTCCCGAGCTCGACCTCGCGGAACAGTTCGAGAAGAAGGTGGAGGCCAAGACCAAGCCCGTGGTCGACGAGCTGGATCAGGTGAAATCCAAGCTCGAGAGCCTGAGTGCCGTCATCACGCGCAATGCCTGGCGGCAGCAGAAGGGGTTGAGTGAGAAGGAACTCGAAGAGATCGAACAGCTGGCCAAAGAGAAACAGCTTCCGGATGCCGAGACGGCGTACGAACTCTGGGAGGCTCGCCAAGCCCGCCTGGGCACGCCACGGGCGACTCCCGGCCCGATGGAGGGGCTGACGAAGGACGATTGGAAGGAGCTGTCACGGCGGCCAGGCCAGTGGGCCCAGCGCAAGGCGCTGGAGGACTTGGCAGAGCTTCGTCGGGCCCGTCGCGTGGCGGGGTAAGGGGTAAGGAGGAGAGCACTCGATGCCGCTGCTGAATGTCGGGACGATTCCAGGCGGTGCCGTCGGTCAGGAACTCATCGCCACGACTCGGCGCCGCTTCATGCCAGCCGTCGTGGTGCAGCAGTACAAAGCGTCACCGGGACTGGCCGGGGCGCTGGCCGCGGCCGAGGCCGTGGGCGGTGGGGTGTCGCCGATCACCATTCCCGTGCAGACCGGTGACATGACGGCCGTGGAGGCGATCGACTACGCGGGCGCCTTCACGATGCCCGCCGTTCAGCCGGGCCTTCAGAACGCGGAGTTCAACCTCAAGGCCATCATCGGCAAGATCCCGTACTACCTCCTGGAGGGTCTCGACCAGCAGGACGCGGCCGTCATCCCCCTGCTCTGGGCGAGATTCAATGACGTCGGCGAGCAGTTCCGGACGAACCTTGCGAACTGGCTCTGGGCTGCTTCGGGAGCCAACACGAGTCTCCAACCGTTCAGCTTTGCCGACGTTGCGAACACCGCGAACCCCACGCAGGGCTTCTACGGCAACATCAACCGCACCACCACGGCCGTCTGGCGGGGCCACGTGGCGACGATCACCTCCATCACCGGCGGGTCGACGACGATCACCCGCGCCAATCTGCTCGCGGCCATCGTGGCCAACCAGAAGAATGGAGGCGGGGCCAAGCCGAGCGCGGTGTTCGTCAGCCCCGGCTTCTGGCTGACCCTGGCCAGCGACGTCATCGGCGCCGAGCAGTATGTCACCTCGTCCACGGGCGCCTACGGCCAGGAGGGGGTGGAGGTCGCCTTCCCGGCCATCATGATCGCCGACACGCCGGTGTACAGCGACCTCTTTATCACCGACAACACGGTGGCCAACATCGTCAACTGGGACTATCTGCAGTACAAGGTCCATCGGGACGCCACTTTCTCGGTCCTGGGCCCGGCGGACCTCCTGTCCGTGGGCCAGCTCGCCTACGTGGTCGTCGTCCTGCTGCTCGTAGAGTTCGTCTGCAGCAAGCCCTCGACCCAGAGCCGGATCACCGGGTGGACCGGCGCCATGACGCCGTAGCGGGATGTGCCGACCCTCGGCGACTACCTCACGCAGACGCGGCAGCTCCTGCGAGATCCCAGCGCCGGGACGTGGAGCGATGCCGAGCTTACGCGCTATGTGACCGTCGCCCGGCGCCGGCGCGACCTCCTAGCGCGCCTGGCCGTGCTCACGGTCTCCCTGCCGCTCACGGCAGGCCAGAGCGTCTACAGCCTGGCGACCGTGGCCTCCACGGGCACCCCGGTCATGGGGACCACGAGCATGGTGCCCGTGGACGTGGACACCATCATCGTCATGCCGCTCGGCGACAGCGGGTTCTGGCGCTACCCCCTCGGCCGACTCCCGGCGACGATGGCCCAAGTCCGGAAGTCACCGCCGTGGCAGACGTGGCCCCACGGCTATGCGGTGTATGGGCCCGGACAGGTCATGCTCGTTCCCACGCCAGCCCAGGCCTACCCAGCCGAGTGGATGCTGGCCGGGTATCTGCCGGACCTCGTCAACCTGACGGACACCGACCCAGTCGGCTCGCCGTGGGCCGACGCGGTGCCCTTCGGGGCGGCGTGGCTGGCCAAGGTGGCGGCCCAGCGGTTCGACGAGGCGGCCCAGTTTTTCGCGATGTTCCGTGAACACCTGACCCTGCATCAGGTCGCCGCGCGCCCGATGGCCCTGCCCTACCCGTGGGGTGACGAAGGCGCGTGGCTCGATGAGATGCTCTGAGGAGGCGACATCATGCCAGCGACATCCAGCAAGAAGGTCGAACTCGGCGAACTGATTGCCCGCGACGCCACGGCGGACCCCGTCGAGCCGGGCGCCGTGCGTCTCAACGGCGCGGCGCTGCGGTTTCACGACGGCACGCGGGTCGTCTCGCTCGGCAAGCAGCTGATTGCGACGGCAACGCTCAATGCCGCCGCACCGGGCGCCGTGCCGGGTAGCAGCGACGTGACGATGGCGGTCACAGGCGCGGCCATCGGCGATCCCGTGGCCGTGGCGGCGCCGGTTGCCGTCCCGGCCAACTTCATCCTGACCGCCTTCGTATCGGCGGCCAACACGGTGACGATCCGGTGGCTCCAGTACGCCGGTACGGCGACCGATCCGGACGGCACGGGCGGGACGTACCGCGTGGTGGTGATGAAGGCGTAGATGCCTGCCGTCCGCGCCGCGACCGTCACCCGCCAGGTCACCGACTGGAGCCGGGGTATCAACCGGACGGCGGACCGGTTTGCGCTCCAGGACAACGAGGCGTGGTGGATCGAGAACCTCCAGCCGATCGGACCGGGCACGCTGCGCGCCGTGCCGGCGCCCGCCCCCGTGCTGGTCACCCTGCCGGTGGCCGTGGCGAGCCTCTGGGGCGTGGTGCTCAACAACTTGCGCCGGCTGATTGCGGTCGGCACGGACGGCTCACTGCGCGCCATCGATCCAGAAACGAGTACCGTCACCCTGATCCAGGCGGCGGGGACGTTCTCCTCCAGCGCTCGGCTCAGCGTCTGGCAGGACCAGCTCCTCCTGATTGCCGACCCGACCGGTGGGTATGCCTCGTGGGACGGCACGACCCTCGTCAGGTACCCGCACACGCGCACGGGGGACACCACCAGCGGGAGCGCCGTCATCACGGGGATCTCGCCGAACACGACGGGGCTCCTGCCCGGGATCGGTGTGTCGGGCTCCGGGATTCCGGCCGGGGCGCGCATCCTGACGGTCGACTCGGCCACCCAGATCACCTTGGATCTCAATGCCACGGCCACGGACACCGGCGTGACGCTCACGTTCGGCGCGGGCGCCCCCACGGCGGCCAACGATCTGGCGGTCTTCGAGGGTCGGGTGTGGCTCCAGACGGGCACGCGCGGGTTCACGGTCAGCGCGCCGAACTCGTGGGCTGATTTCGCCATCGTCAACGCGGCGGTGACGTTCACGTTGACCGACTCGGCCTTCCCGGGAGCCGTGACGCGGGTGCTCTCGTCGCTCCAGGCGCTCTGGATCTTTGGCCCCGCCGCCGTGAGCACCATCACGAACGTCCGGACGGGCGGCACACCGGTCACGACGCTGTTCACGGTCACCAACGTCGTCAGCGGCCTCGGCGTCCCGACGACGGCCTGGGCCTCGGTGACCCCGTTCTTCCGCTCCATCCTGTTCCTGACGGAGCACGGCGCCCATGCCATCGTCGGCGCGACGCCGCAGAAAATCTCGGAGCGGATCGACCGCCTCGTGGCGGCGATCGACTTCAGTCAACAGGTTGTTGGCGCCACGGGGACCATTCAGTCGATCTACTCGTGGGTGCTCCGGATCCGCTGGCTGGACCCGGACGGTCCACCGGCGGACAAACTCCTTGTGTTCTCCCGGGGTGTGTGGTGGGTGGCAGATGTCGGGAGCGTAGACTGGATTGCTGCGCTGCCACGCCTCGACACGGGCGAGATCGAGGTCTGGGCGGCGTCGGGTGCGGCGCTTCGTCGGCTGTTCGTGAGCGGCGCCACAGCGGGTGAGCTGCGCACGAAACTCTGGGATTTCGGTAACTTCCCTCAGGGCAAGCGCCTGCTGCGCCTTGCGGTCATGGGCCAGTCCGAGATCGGCGAGGTGCCTCTGACCGTGCAGGTGGAAAACGACCACGGGGTGGCGGCCTCCGGATCGACGCGGTTGGCCCAGCTCCTCACCTGGACGGACAGCACGACCGGGGAGCTGATCACGTGGACGGACAGCACGACCGGGGAGCTGATCACGTGGACGCAATCCGGTCTCTCGTTGGCGGTGCTGACGTTGCCCGCCAGTGGTAACTGGCTGGGCGTGCGCGTGCAGGCGACGGCCGAGCGCTGGACGCTCGGCGGGCTGAGCTTGGAGATCGAACCGTTGGGCGAATGGGTGATGGGGACGAGCTAGCCGATGGGTCGCGTGCGAATCACCGGCACCCTAATCGACTTCTTCAAAACGACGGCCACCGGCATCATTTCTGCGATCTTCCCCGATGCGGGAGCACCGCCCACGGAGGCCGGGGAGCTCCTTCGCCACGGCGCCGACATCAAATGGCATGACGGCACGGCGGCTCGGACGGTCGTGTCCACCGACGCCGCACAGACGCTCAGCAACAAGACGTTGAGCGCAACGGCTAGGGTCGCCTTCGCGGACCAGGGTGCCGATCCGACAAGCGCAGGAACGCTCCAGCGCAACGCCGGCTTCTTGCGTTACCACACTGGCACGGCGGTGCGCACGCTCAATCCGCCGGAAGCAATCACCCTGCGCCGGGACGGCAAGAACCAGTGGCGGCTGTACGACGAAATGGGCGCGGAAGTCAACATCAGCGGCTCGACCACCTCGGGGCTGCAAGAAGCGATTGATCTTGCTTGGACGCGCGGCCGAGATCTCAAGGTGCTGGGCGGCGGCGGGCTCCGGCTCGGCGGCGGCACGCTGCCGGCGAACCCGTTCTCGACCGTGACCGGCTCGACGACCGTGACCGTGAACCATCCGAGTCATGGATTCACGGACAACGACATCACAGTGCACTTCCTCGGGTCTACGGCGGTAAACGGCATCCCCGCCAGTGAGATCAACTCCGGTCCCGGGACCGCTCACCCGATCACGATCATCGATGCGAACACGTACACGTTTACCGTGACGACCCCAGCGACAGCGACCGGCAGCGGCGGGGGCACCAGCGTGACGTGGACCGCGTCGCGGGACGTATCCGTCCTGCACTGTACCTCGACGGTCACGTTCCCGCCGATGCACACCAAGTCGGTGTTCATCGACTCGCTCACCATCGATTTCCCCAGCTCGCTGGGCGGCAACGACGGCATCGTGGTCGACAGCTGCATGTCGGTCGATATGGACCTGCGTTGTCAGATCGCCTATGCGGGGACCGGCGCCGCGGTTCGATTCAAGCCGACCAACCCCGAGCCCGTCGATAACCAGATCACCATCGTTGACAGCCGCTTTTACCTGCGGACGGTCGCAGGACGCGTGGTCTTCGACGCTTCTACAGGGGCGATCACGAATAACCACATCCTCATCGTGGAGTGCAACTCCACAGACGGCGTCCGGCTCATCGGCTCGCAGAGCATCGCGTTCAATACGTTCTTACTCCTGCATGTCCATGCGCCAACCGGCATCGGTGTCGCAGTCGGAAACTCCGCGACGTCTCTGGTCCACAACAACTTCATCCGCGCGTTTATCTCGCCCGGAACGGGTCCGGGCCCCGCCCTCTGGGTCTGGGGGCAAGAGAACCTAATCGAAGTGCTCATCCACGACGGGGAGGGGCTGGTTGACGAGGGAATCAAGCTGGAGTCGAGTGCGGCACGCAACCTATTCCGCGTGTACAAGAACGCCGCCTCGACACCAGTCAACGACCAGTCCACGTCCAAAGACAATGAAGGACTGTTTGGTTGGGTCAAGCCCCGCTGTTTCGTCCACCGCAACGGCGTGAATCAAAGCGGCGTTCCCTCTGGGTCGGCGCAGCAGGTGATGTTTACGACCAGACTCTATGATGACGGCAACACGTTTGACACGACAACGTCGCGGTGGGTGCCCGGGCGTCGCGGTCGCGTTCACGTCACCGCGGCGGTGCGATGGCTCAATGTCGCTGACGCGACCACGCTTGAGATTCAGCTGCGAAAGAACGGCGCTATCGTGGCGAGTGTCATGTCCGGAGCATCTGGGACAGCTGGTCAAGGGCCGTCGCTTGCTGTTGACGCGACGGTGGACGCGCCGACTGATTATTTTGAAATCTTTGTGCAGCAAAATTCGGGAACCGCCCGAGACATCAATGGCGCGAGTTCTGTGACCTTCTTCTCTGGCCACATGCTATGAGACTGGCTGAGGTAAGGGGGCCAGCATGCCGATGACCAATGAGCTCAGCTTCCCCGAGGAGTTCTACCGTGGCCGCTCGCCGCTCGGTCGGGAGGTCGCGCTGGCCATCACAGGAGAAGCGCCGGGCGCGCAGGCCCTAGAGGGAGTAGGTGCCGCCCCGGGTGTCCCCAGTGCTCCGTTTCCTGAGCCGGGAGCCTCTGGATCAGCTCCGTCGCCTGCGGGTCCCACTGGCGGGGCAGCCCGCCCGGTACAACCCGGAGGGGCCCTGCCGCAGATCCTGCGCGGCATCAGACTGCTGGATCAGCTCCGTCGGTTGAGCGGGACCGTCGGCGCACCGTTGACCCACGAGCGGAGTCCGGGGATCGAGTCCGCCTGGCAGGCCCAGCGCTTCGGCGAGTTTGCGCCGCAGTATCAAAGCCTGCTGGCGGCGGGCTGGACGCCGGGCCAGATCCAAGCCGCCCAGGAAGTGCTCGGCCCCATGCAGATCGGCGAGCGGCTCACGCCGCAGGACATCAGCGCCCTCCAGTCGCTCTTCCGTGGTGACGTCGTCTCGATGCCGCCCGACATCGCCGCGCAGTTCCTCGACCCTGAACTGTTCACGACCGCGGCGCGCGAGGCCATGGCACCGGGCATTCCGCTGGCGACGACAGCGACGCCCACTGGAGCGGGAGCCCAGACGCTGTCGCCAGCCATGCAGGGCGCGCTGGCCTCGTCCCTCATTGCCTTGCCAGCGACCATCGGTGCCAGCGACCCCTATATCCAGCGCACGCTCGCCTCGGCCTACGGCCCGGAGGCCGCGACGGCCCTGAACCTCATCGGCGCGTTGGGCACGCCCTTTACGTTCGGGGCGAGCGCGTTCCTGCCGATCGTCGGCGCAGCTCTGGCCAGCATGTTCGGGCTCGGGGGTCGCTCTCGATACTGGCGGCATCGCCGGCAGGCGGCGGAACAGCTCCAGGGTCTGGCACCCCTGATTGCCGAGGTCCTGCCGCTGGCGCGGAGCCGCAAGGATGTCGAGTGGCTGGCGAACCTCATCAACCGGCGCGTGCGCGGCTGGCGCCTGACACCCGAGGGTCTCGAGATCCACTATCGTGAGCTTGCCAAAGGCGCCCGTCCGCTCCAGGAGTACGTGCAGCACGTGCTGGGCGCCCTGCCGAGCCTGTGGGAATCCCCAGACCTGGCTCAGGAGTACTTCGCAGGCCAGCCGACGGTCTCAGAGGAGGTCGCCCGCCGGATTCTGTCCGCGTGGGAGGCTGGCGATGTGGCCTCACAGGTGGCCCAGTTGGTCGCCGCACCAGGGGACGAGTTGGTCGCCTATGCCGAGTCCATGTTCGGTCCCACCTTTGCCGAGCAGTGGCGTGAGGCGAAACGGCGCGGCGAGCCGCGGTACTGGGCTGGATTGCTCCGCGTGAGTCCGGACCTGCCGGAAGAGCAGATCCGCGAGATGTGGGCCCAAGCCAACGCGCCGCAGGTATACAGCCCATGATCGAACTCTGGCAGCATCTGCCGCAGGAGCACCTCGACGCCCGGCAGGCGTGGCTCTGGGACCATGAACTGGAGCACCGCCGGCTGGCCGGTCTCAGCGGTGACCTGCCGGCCATGCCGCTGGACGACTTGTGGGAGAACCCGGGACCGCATGATACGCTGCATCGAGCGTTGGCGGCCCGGTGGGGGACGGGTCCGGTGGACTTCGCCAGCGTGGCGTTTGACGACCCGGTGCAGTGGCTGGCGTGGCATCACGCCCACGCGCAGGAGCACCTGCTGCTCCGGTCGCTGGCGGTGGAGGGATAGCCATGCCCAATGGGTTCGGGTTCGAGTTTCCGGACTGGGGGCCGGAAGTCCTCGACATCGCGACCGAGGCCCTCCGACCGGCGGGCGGCCTGACGCTCGACCTCAGCGGACTGAACGCCCTGAGTCCGGCGGCCGCCGTTGATCGGGCCACCCCGGGCGGCTGGTTGGACTGGCTCAGCCAGATGGCCAGCCGGATCGAAAGACCCTTGGGGGTCGGGCTGTCCGTCCTGGGTGGTCTCACCACGGGGGCGATGGCGCTTCAGTCGGCTCGCCAGCAGCGGATGCTGGAACAGCTCCAGCGAGCGTCCATGCGTTCCATGGAACAGGCTCGCGAGGCGGCGGCGCCCGCACAGACGGCGGCGGCGGCCCTGGTGCCGGCCGGCCAGCAGGCCCTCCTGGGCGGCGGCTTGCCTGGGCCGCTGGAAGCGCAGGCCGAGGAGTGGTACCGCTCCGTGGTGGCTCGGCTGCGCGATGCGCTTGCGCGGAGCGGCCTCGACGAATCGACGGCGATGGAGCAGGCCGAGGCGTGGGCGCGCGCTCAACTGCCGCAGATCCGGGCGCAGCTCGCCGGACAGCTCCTGACCAGCGGTCTGGGCGCAACGCAGGCGGCGGCGGGTGCCATCGGCACGGGCGCCGGAGTCGCACGCGGACTGGAGCCGTCGATCACCGGCCAGTTGGCCAGCACTGACGAGCTGATCCGGCGGGCGCAGCAGGTGCTGGCCTCGTACGCCTGATCGTCGATGCCGATCAACGTGCCGAGCATCCTGCCGCTGCGACCCGTCGATCCAGAGCAGCGCTACCCGTCAGGGTACGAACCCGGCGGCCAGTACGTGCCTGGCAGGTATACGCCGGCTCCGGCGCCAGCCCCGGCGGCCCGGCCAGCTCCGGCAGCCCAGCAGGCTCCGGCGGCCCCGCCATCACCTGCGCTGGCCCCGGCGGCCCGGCCAGCGGTCACACCCCCGTCCCGGCCATCACCGGAGGCGTGGCTGGAGGCGCTGGAGGAGACCGGGGCGACCGAGCTCGACGTCGAGGCTGAGGCCAACACCCTCCGCAAGATCGAGCAGGACTACTTCCGCCAGGAACTCATGGCAAGGACCGGACAGACGCCAGAGCAGGTGTCTGAGGAACTGCGCCGCCGTCGGGAGGATCTTGAGAAGAAGCGTGAAGAACTGCGAAGCGGGGCGGTCGCGGCAGGGCTACTGAGCGAGGAGCCCGGCCGCCCGTCCCTGATGCAGCAGGAACTGGAACGTGCGGGCGAGGAGCGCCAGCGGCGTCTGGCGGAGGCCCGCCGAGCGTGGGAGACGACGGCAGCCGAGGCTCTGCCCGATGCCAAAGCACTGGCGCAGCAGCTTGAGCCCCGCCCCTTCCTCAGTGGTCCCGCCAAGGACGCACTGCCGCGCGTGACGTACGGCCTGAGCCTGCTTGCCACGCTGATGGGCGGCCTGCTCGGCGGAGCCCCGCGTGCGGCGCTGGCCGCATGGACGGGTGCCCTAGAGGGCTGGAAGGCGGGCGACCACGAGCGAGCGGAGCGGGCGTGGCGAATGTTCCAGGCGCAGCTCTCGGTCGCCTCGCGGAAACTCGACACGGCGTGGCGGAGCTGGGAGATGGCGCGTGAGGAGTCGGGCCTGCACCTGGAGCAGGTGAAGACCCGCTGGGCGACCAAGCTCGCCGAGCACAATCTGCTCAAGGACTTTCTCGGACTCCAAGAGAAGTCGGTCAACGATATCGACGCAATTCTCAACTCGGCGCGGACGGCCGCGCACCAAACGGTGAGAGATGCCATTGATCTGGCGAAGGCCAAGGCGCAGCTCGAATCGCAGACCGTCATGCGCGCGCTCATGCTTGGGCAGCGAATCGAGGAACGCCATGCCCGGGAACTCCAACGTGAAGAGGAACGGCAAACCCGAATCCTCGGGCAGAAGCATACGCAGGACATGCTCCAAACCATGCAGATGATGGCCAGCGCCCGCCAGCTGGTCCTGCCGCAACTGCGTTGGGCCGTCGACGTGCTGGACAAGGCTGGCATCCTCCAGACCGCGCCAGCCATGCTTGGGTGGTCGGTGTCCAAGATCCGTGAGTATCTTGTTGGGATCCGAGACCCGCGTGTCCCGATCGCGTTGAATTATCTCCAACGCTTCGCGGCGGCGTTCGACGTCGGCTTCGATCGAGCGATGGGCCTGCCCGCTGGGACACTCCGGATCGCCAAGGTCGCCCTAGCGCAGCTAGAGGGCCTCGAACGCGCACCGCGGGCCTACTGGGACACCCTCCTGCAGATCGTGGAGCGCCAGCTGCTCGCACAGGAGTCGGGATTGTTCACCATGCTGAAAAAGAGGAAGGTCGATGATGACGTGCTGCGGGCCTGGCTGGAGCCCGATCCGACGATCATCGACAGGTTCCTCCAAGGCTCGAAGCCGTGAGCGATCGCGACAAGACCGAGCGCGAGCGTTCGTTGCCTCCGAGGCGCCCCGCCGAGCCCCTAGAGTTCGGGTTCACGCCGCCGCCAAGGCCACCGGAGGGCGTTCGGTGGCCCGAGGTGCCCCCGCCGGACATCCCGTGGTGGCTCGACCTGCTGGGCGGGCTTGGCGCCGTGGCGGTCGGCGGCGGCCTGGGGGCGGCGCCGCTCTTCGGCATGCGCGCCGCCGCGCCGTGGGCGGCGCGCTGGCTCCTGCCGGCAATCGGGCGCATCGGCGGAGCCGCAGCGTGGGAGGGGATGACCGGCCGAGACCCGTTGATTGGCGGAGCCATCCAAGCGCTGACTGAACCACTTGCTGCGCCGGTGGCCCTGGTCCAAAGAGCTGGGCCGTTGGGAACACGCGCCGCAGCGCGGGCCGAACGGGAAGCCGCACGGGCCGCCATCCCAGAAGCCGAACGCGCTGCCCGGGAGGCCCAGCGAGCCATTCGTGAAGAGGCGACCCGAGAAGTCGGACGTGTCGCTGAGCGGGCCAGGGAGACGCGTGCCCGACTGACCGAGCAGCTCCGAGAGGCCGGAGTGACGGCCGAAGACATCCTCCGCAACATCGGCGAGCGGGCTCGCCGAGCCATCTCGTGGTGGGGAGAGGAGCTGCCCGAGGGCGTCGAGGCCGGACGCGCCATCCTGACCACGCCCAAGGGGCGTGAGATTCTCTCCCGGCGCTATGGCGAAGTCCTCCGAGAGGCGGCGGACGCGTTGAAGGGCAGGCCCGTGGCCTTGCCCGGGGACGTCGCCAAAGTCGTCGCGAAGGACGCGCTCTTGATCGACGCACAGGGTCGCGCCGTGCGCGTGCCGATCGGTACGCTGTGGGGTCAGCCCCGCGCCGCGGAGATGATCACGGTGGACGCGGCAGATGCCGTCCGTGGGCTCAGCCGCCTGCCTGCCGACCAGCGGTACGTGGTCCTTCGGCACCTCGACCGAGCGATCGGCGATCTGCCGGAACTGGCCGCCCTACAAGAGGCGCGCCGAACGTTCCGGGAGGGCGTACGGCTACTCGACTTTCTCTGGTCCGCGTCGCGGCGCGCGCCCGAGAAGTTGGTCGGAGCGCCCAGCGCCGCCGAGGCGATCGAAGCCTTGCAGCGGCAGTACGGCGTGGGGCCGCTCGCCGTGCAGCCAAAGCCCTGGGAGCGCGTCTCGGCCCAGGCGCAACAGCAGGAGCTGGCCGCGCGCCGAGCGCTGGAGAAGCTCCCAGAACGCACCCAAGCCGAGGTGCGTGAGCTGGCGAAGCGATATGCCAAGCAGCTTGCGGAACAGCGGGCGGAGGCTGAGGCTCAGCTCGAGGCCTTGCGGCAGGGACGGCTGCCAGCGGGACGGCTGCCTCACCAGCGAGAAGCCGGCACCTCGATCTACGTGCACCTGCCTGGCCTACCGGTTGGTGTTCATGTCGGCAAGCTGTACACGCGGGGGCTGCCTCGGACAGAGGGCGAGTGGCTCTGGGCCCAAGGCGCGCCGACCGTGCTCGGACCAGTCCTCACTGAGGCCAGCCGGCCGCCAGGGACCCGCACGAGAAAGGAGTGAGCAGGATGCGCGACGACTGGACGGTCATGGAACCTCTGGCGGAGTCGGCCCCCGTCGCACCGCCACCAGGGGTGCAGGCGCTCCAGGCGCAACTGGTGCGCGTCGGCCTGGCGCTGCTGGGGCAGCGGGCGCTGGTCTGGGCCGCCACCGCCGTGGCGGCCGGCCTCTGGGCCTACGCGATCGGCCACCCGGAGCCCTGGCGGTTGGCGGCGGCGGCAGGGTACTCTGTATGCGTCCTCGGTCCTGTCTACTGGCGGGATCTGAAACTGGGGGGGAGGGTATGAAGCGGATGAGGATCGCCGATCCCGAGTGGGTGCGCGAGCTGGCGGACGACGCCATGGCCGACCTCAAGCCGGGGGCGACAGGAAAGATCCCGGGCGTCTACCGGTGGGCCCGGAACGCCCCAAAGGGCAAGGAGCCCCATGAGCAGCGCAAGACGGGTGGTAGCCGCCGTCGTCGGGGGCCATGACCTGGGCTGAGATCGGCTTGACGCTCCTCGTCCCGGCGGTCGGGGGGCTGGCGGGGTGGCTCTGGCGGCTGCGCCAGAACGACATCCGGCACATCCACGACCGCCTGGACCGGGTGGAGCGAAAGCTCGATGAACATCTGCTCTGGCATCTGAGCCACGAGCGCTAGGAGGAGGACGCTGAGATGATTCCCGTAAGCGGAGCGAAGGCCGGTGAGATGGGCAGCCAGTACCGGAAGGTGCTGACCTTCGCCAGCAGGCCCACCGGCAACTACGTCATCAACGACACGAACTTCCCTGGGCTGGGCGCGTTCCTGCCCGCGTGGGTCACGATCGCGTCCGGCACGCCCGCCAACGTGACGGTCCAGCTCACGACCGACGGCGGGACGACCTGGCGGACAGCCGCCGCTCAGGGCGGGAACTTTTGGGTGGACAGCTCGGAGACCGTTCGCATCGTGATCACCACGGCCGCGACGGACATCTTCCTGTTCCCGGTGATCACCGACTAGGGCGTGGTCCATGGGGGCCGCCCGGCGCGCGCTCGGCGCGGCGGCGCTCTGCGTGATCCTCTGGACCGACCGGGTGCCGTTGGACGCCGGCTGGTATGCCGAGACGAGGTTGCGGTGGTGTCAGGACACGACGGAGGTCCGTATCGAACTGCAGACCCGCACGTGGCGGCGGTGGCGCGAGGGTGACGGCTGGCGCTATGATCGGGACGACGGGGCCCCAGCACGGGCCGAGCCGGACGAGGCATGGTGGCAGACCCTGCGCACGATCGTGATGCGGCCGTGGTGAGCCGCAAAGAGGTCTCGCGGCTACGCATGCTGGCGCAGATCGCCCGGTGCGCGGCCCGGCAGGCCGTGGAGATTCCCGGCTTGCCGCCGCCCGAGCGCTATCCAGATGAGCTGCCGGATCGCGGGACGTTCGTGCCGGTCAGCGATCACGGCATCGAGGGCGCATGGAGGGAAGGTTCATGAACAAGGACACCTTGACGACCATGCTCGGCCTGGCGGTGGCGGCCATCACCGCCGCGCTAAACTTCCAGCACTCGGCGGACATGCCTACATGGCAGGTGGTGCTCGGCTACCTTGCGGCCGTGTGCATGGCCATGTGGGGATGGCTGACCAACAAGCGATAGCGCGTGTGGGCGGCACTCGCCGAGGCCCTGGCGCGCGTGGCGGTCGAGATTCTCGACTGGTACGCACGCCGTGAGGACCTCCGCGCCGCCGAGCGAGGCCGCATCGCCCTCGAAGCGGCACGACTGGCGCGTGTGGCCCTTCAGTGGAAAGCCGATCACCCGGTGGTGCTGGGTCCTGATCCTCTTAGCGATTTCCGGGTGCAGCCAGGTGGTGGGCGCGTCGGTCTACCGACCGACCGTTCCTGACCGGCCGACGCTCCGCCACATGCCCGCCTTCGTGGAATGCCGGCTCGACCGGAAGGACGTCCAGCAGGACCCGAACGCCATCTGCGTCCTCATCTGGGCCGAGGACTGGGAACGGATCCGCGAGTGGTACCTGACTCTAGAACGTGAACTGAAAGCGGCCTGTCTGGCGAGCGGTGGGACGCCGAGCGAGTGCCGGACGGTCAAGTAAGCGCCGCCGCCGCGTGTCCTCGGTGCGGCGGCCGGTGCCTCCTCACCCTTGCGATGATCAGCCGATCCTTGCGCCACCAAGAGCCGGGGGAGCCCCCGCCGTGGGCGTTCGACCCGACCCAGTGGGAGCCGGCGGGGGACCCGACTGTTCCCGCTGCGGCGCGCGGAGCATCATCGACCGGACCTCGCTGATCGAGACCAACGGGCACCGCGCCCGCTGGGTCTGTCTCAGCGGTCACTCGTGGTGGGTCGACTCAGCCAGCTCACGATCGGAGGCGCAAACTCCCGGTACGTAACGTCACGCAGTTCTGCTATCGCCGCCTCGGGATCCTGCCGCCGACCCCAGACAGCGATCAGCAGCGCGTCCGCCCGATTGTGATGCCGTTTCGCCCGAAGCTCGCTCGCGAGTTGTGGGAACTGGCGCATGGCGACGAACCGAGAGGCGTCCTTACCCTTCAGCTCACCGGTGAGCATCCATTGCTGCCACTGCCGAGGTAAGACCCGCCGGAAGGGGATCCCCAGCGCCGCCAGCACCCCCTCCCACGCGCCCGCTCCGTACCCAAGGGTGAACATGCTCCGTACGCCCTGCCGGGGGTAGGCGTGCACCCGCTCGATGCACGCTTGGGTACCGTTGACGCCCGCATAGGGCTGGAGCAGGCGCGCCATCGCGTGGAGATCGTATTCATGTCTGACGCCGCCCCGTGAGCCAGTCAGTGTCAGGGTCGGCGTGTCGTGCACGGTCACGGTCGGCGGGTCGGTGCGGTGGTCCAGGATCGCGACCGCCCCCGAGAGCCCAGGATCAATGCCGATGCTGATCGAGAGCATCAGTCTGTGCCTCCAACGGCCTCCTCGTCTGGCGGGCTCTCGTGCGCTCGGACGAACTCGGTCAACCGCACGAACTCCGCCTCGACGCGCCGCCGCAGCGCTGGAAGCTGACGCCCGACGTCCTGGACGCCGTAGCTAATCCCCCGCGCGTTCCGCTCGATCCACACCCGCGCCATCGGCACCGGCGCGTCCATCACGACCTGCTGAACGGCCTTGGCCGGCCGACTCCGCCTTGTCCTCTTCTTCGCGCTCATGGCGTCACCCCTCCTCTTCGCTTGATCAGGTGGTCTCCACCATCAGGATATGGAGAACGGACCCCGCAAGGCCGCCGACAATGGCGCCCACTCCTCCGCCGAGCAGCCAACCGATCCCCGCGCCCATGGCGACGAACGGCAACGCCCACAGCAACCCGAGCCAGAGCAGCACGGCCACGAGCTCAATCATGCCGGCCTCCGATCCAACCACCGCGCGATCGGCCACCAAGCCGACCCGCCGCACTGCGGGCAGGTCCGCGTGCGCCGCACGTCCGCCAAGGACTCACAGTCTAAGCAGAGCCAAGCGTAGGCCAGGGTCATGATGCCTCCTCCGGCGCTTGGCCTGGTTCGTGGGGCGGTTCGGCGGCGGCGTCGAACACGGCGCCAAGATCCTGGGGCACCCCAGCCTCCGCCCGCTCGTCGAGGTCCACCGCCGTCCGGAGCATTGACGACATCGGCAGGCGCTTGGCGAGCCGGCGGAAGCAGGTCTTGGCGCCCATCGGCCCGAATTCCGTGACCCACGGCTGGCCTTCGCCGACCGCTCGGGCGTACCGATCGCGGTGGCGCTCGATGTCCTCCCGCCGCATGACCTCGATCAGAATCTCGCCGCTCGTCAGGGTCGCAATGGCGTAGCAGTGGGTGATCGGACGCATCTCGCGCCACTCGCCGGACTCGTCTCTGACCCAGGCGGGCTCGTCGGCGGGGACGTGCTTGAGGTAGGCGCCCGCGCCGTACTGATACTCGAAGCGATCCCCTTGCCGAACCTCCCGCCAGTCGAGCGACCGAATCTCGCCGGACTGCCGCGCCAGCTTGGCGAGGCCCCGGTAGTCGGGGATCACTTGGACTTCGGTCACCTTGCGCCGACTGTTCCAGAATGGGACCAGGTGAGCTTCCCGGCCGTCAGGCTCCAGACCTAGCTGGGCGCACGTGAGCATGGCGCCCGCGAACGAAGCCGGGTCGGCCTCCAACAACTTCGGGGTCCGCAACGCGCTGGTAAGCGCAATCCGTGCCATCCGCTCGGCGTTCATGTGGGGCGGGAGCGCCAGCGACATCTGAGGCACGAGCTTTTGCAACAACTCACGGAGACTCTGGACGCGTTTCGAGACGGGCACCAACTCAGGCATCGTTCCCCTCCCCGAGCTGCTCGACGTATATGGTCAACCCCCAGTCGTATCCGCTTTCGACGGCGGTGATGACCACATCGCTCACGCGATACTGGTCATCGAGCCGCTGGATGAAGTCGGCTGCGTGCAGGAGCAGCGTGACGAGTCCGGTGTGGCCCGCATACGTGGGCATCTCGTAGCGTAGCACTGTGGACCGCTCGACATACACCGGTCTGACGTCCTTGGGTCTCGTCATCTACATCCTCCGAAAGACCCGATGTTCTTCGACGCGCGCCGGCTGCGGTTTGAGCTCGCGCCGCACCACCCGCCAGGTATACCGGCCGCCGCTCGGGAGCACGCCCACGGCCGCCTCGCCCATTGCGGCCTGAATGCGAGCTTCCAGCTCGGCTCGGCGCCGCTCCAGCGCCCCGAGGTCCTGGCGCAGGCGGCACAGTTCCTCATCCCACGCCTCGGCCTCAGGCGGCAGCTTGATGGTCGCACCTGTGTCACGCGGGTACAGGCGCGCCAGCACGCCCCGGGTGCGGTCCTCGGCCACGGGCGGCGGCGGGTCGCGCAGCTCCACCCGCCGCCAAAACTCGCGCTCTTGCTCGACGAGGTCACGGATCAGCCCGTCGTCACGCTCCACGTCGGTCCAGAGCAGGCGCTGACCCCCGACGAGGATGACCAGCGTCGCGCGCTCAAGGCCCAGCACCGCGAGCTGGTGCTGGACCTGGACGCGGTAGTGCGCTGGCAGGTCCTCGTCGCGACTCCAGACCGCCCGCGTCTTGATTTCCACGACGCACGTCGGCCGGTCCGGCGTCGCCAGCCGGTCCGGCGTGGCGAGCATCCACGGGTGCGTGGCGTGCTGGTAGATCGCCCTGGGATCGAGCAGCGCCACGCCGGACGCGCGGGTGTACTCGTCCGCGACGAGGGGCTCCAGCAGCCGCCCCCAGCGCATGGCCTCATTCTCCTCGGGTTCAGCGAGCCCCACCTTCTCCGACCAGACCTCCAGCGGCGTACGGTAGGGGCTGACGCCCACGACCGCCGGAGCATCGGAGGAGCCCACGCCCTGACGGCGGAGCGCAAGCCAGTCGGTGTAGGAGACCGCCGCAAGGTCAGCGAGGCGCTTCACCTTGCGCCCTCCCGTTGGCGGCCGCGCAGTCACAAACCGACCCGCCGCAGTCGTGGAGCCGATGGACGACGACTAACCCTCCACAGGCCATCCCAGCGCCTTCTCAGAGTCGCGGCGCGCGGCGAGCCAGTCCGAGACAGCTTGCTCCAGACCGCGATCCGTCAGCACCCGCGGATCGCAGCGACCTGTGTCATCGACCTTGAACTTATCGTACTTGGCCCACTCGCCAGCGCTCCGCGAACGGAGCCAGGCCACGAACTCCGCCGCGTCCTCGCGAGACTCAAAGAGCGGTCCGAACGCCCACTGTGACGTCGAGCAGTACAGGCAGGCCACGTCCGCCTCGGGGTCATACAGGATTCGCACGCCCATGATTCTTCCCTCCGTCACTCCCACGGCGCCACCCGCAGCAGCGTCATAGGGTCAGGTGCGTGGCCCAGTAGCCGCGCGTAGCGTTGCGCTGCGATGGCCAGCGCTGTATCAGGGTCGAGCGCGACCACACACCAGCCGATCCTGACACCCGGATTTACCTGGTATTCGACCCACCACCTGCTCATGTCTGTGTCGCCCGGGCGGGCCGGCGGCGACCTCGCCCGGGCCTCCGCTGCCGAGCATCACCTCCTTTCAGCAGCCGCTGCCGCCCACACCGGGGGCAGCGGAGCGGATCGGCCACGCGCGGGACCCACGCGTGGCCACACGGACACTCAAGGCGTGGCAAGAGCATCACGACACCAAGCGCTCCAGCGTGTCGAGGTCCCGCCGGAGCGCCGTCAGCGCCCCCACGATCCGGCCCAGCAGCTCCAGCTCGCGCAGGTCGAGCTCGTTGAGGCGGACGAGGCGGTCATGGATATCGGCCACGGCCGCCGTCAGATCGGTTAGCTCGCTCATGGATTCCCTCCGTCATCATTTCGGACACGGTACTCGGACGCGGCTTGCGCGATGTCGCTCCCTGCCGCATACGACGACGTCGATCACGGCGTCCGGCCCGGGTGAGGGGCCCTGGCGCCGGCGCCAGTACCCATAGACCGGGATGCCGCCACGCTCACGTGCCATGGCGCGAGCGAGTCGCACCACGTCTCGCCGCTTGGTCGTGACGGCGTCGGCCCAATAGACATAGTTGTCGTCGTCGAACCACGTCCCAGGTTGGTAGTAGTACCGCATGGTGTTCACTCCTTTCCCTCCTCTTAGAACTGATGGACCATCACGTCGTGATCCTCCGTCCATCATCATGATGACTACTACTAGATATATAGGCGAGAAAATCGTGCCAAGCGCGAATTGGCACGAGACAGGAATTTCAACGGATTAGTGTGTGCGTGCTGAAACTGGCTGAAACTGGCGATAGTTGGCACGATTCTTTCGCCTATGTATATAGCAACAAGTACTACGACCGCCAGTGCTACTCGTGCCACGGACGAGGGACGTTCCCTCCACCAGACGAACAGGCTATCCGTGCGGCTGTCCGCGGCCGCAAGGGGCTCCGCACGTCAGCACGTGGCCTGGATCCCCGCGCCTCCATGGGGATCCCTACGTGGAGGAACTTGACGTGCTGGCCGATGCTTTGGCGCGCGAGTATTACGGATCCGACATGCGCGCGGCGGTCCGGTGGGGTCGCGCGCTCGGCATGATCTGATCACGGCGCGGGGGCGGGCCCTCCAGCCCGCCCCCGAGCCTCACCCTCGCCCCGCTGACAGCCCGCCCCCCACTTTCCTCTTGACACGCTGCTCGAGTTTCCTTTTGACGCGCTGCGTCATCTATTCATGACGGTAGAAGAAGTCTCTCTCCTCCAGAGAGAGA